AAGGCTTGCCATGTCGTCAGGTCGGTCGTTTCCGCCACTGAGCCGACCGTGCCTTCGTTGTATTTGTCACCACGACGGGGCACCACGCCGGTGCGGTCGGTGAAGACCTGTACCAGCGGCGGCATGACCGTCGATTTCATCAGATACATCTCGGTTGCTTCGACCACATCGGGCAACCAAGACTGAATCAGTGCATAAGTGGTTTCGTTTGCCATTAGCCATTGTCCTTGTCATTGTTTCGCGGCAGCCAGTCAGCGTTGTACTGATTGGTTGCCATGTCTACGAGTTGCTTGGCCCGACTCGCCTGCGCCTGTTCCCCGATCAGCCCCGCAGGGGTTTGACCGTTGGAACGTGGTGCTAATTTCAACTCAGCGGCTAATGCCTTCGCGTCGGCTTCTAGCTCTTCCTTGGTCGTGCCTTGCAGCCGCTTGGCGACATTCGGCGTCAGTCCGTATTGCGTAGCGATCTCCCCGATGAGGGTTGCCCGCTGCGCGTCGGCCTGTACCTTCTGTGCCGTCGCTTCTGCATCCGCACGCTTCTTGCGCTCGGATTCGAGTTCGGTTTTCAAGTCTTGTAACAACTTGGCTGCTTCCTCGAATTGGCGCTGTGCTTCGCGTGCCTCAAGCCGATACCGCTTTTCGCGCTGACTCTGTTCGTGCTTACTCTCGGAGTCGGCACGTTCCGCTGCTGGCGGAGGAGTCGGCGCGGGGGTTGCCGCTGGTTGTGTCGGTGTTGGTTGCGCACCCGGTGCGCTATTGGTGCCACTCAGTGGCACTTGGTTATTGTCCGTCATTGCACACCTTGTCTTGTTTGTTGGATGTACTGGCTAGCAACACTGTCGCCAACGAGACTGCGCAGGCTACGAGCCACGCGCACAGTACCCACCCCGGTAATGGTTGATTCCGTGGATAGGCTGGTGAACTCGAATTCGCCCGCTTGCCACGCTCGATAACGCGACGGCCCAAGGATTTCCCGTTGTGCCGCCGTCGATAATTTGCGAAAGTAATACTCACCGTCACGCACGGTGACATCCTGCCCATCTAGGCCGAGATCGGCCCATGATCGGGTGACGGGCACCATCGCGCAGCGTCCCGATGGATGATCATTCAGCGATTGCGTGATCGGGAACCGCTGCCCGTGCATAGCCCAGCACGACGCGCAGGTCTTACGATCCTTGGCACATGACCAAATCCATTCGCGCACGCCGTTGCGCTCGTAAGTGCGGCGTGCCGCTTCCCGTGCCGCGTCGAGGCCGATGGTTTCCACCGCGCCAATAGCACTGCTGAGGATGCTCGTCTTGAAGAAGCCATCAATGGCCTTGACGATCCAATTGGCGGAATTGCTGCCCGTTTCGGCGGTCTGGAAGAACGTATCAATCTGACCGATCTGCCGTCCGACCCAATCCGCCAGCATCGCCGCGAAGAACGCCCCGCCAACACGGGCGATGAGCGTGCGGATCGATTGCACATCCGGCTTGATGGGATTCGGCATGGTATCGTTCAGGGTGTCCATCGCCAGCGATACGCCGTTGGTCACGCCGTCACGTTCCTGCCGCGCCGCTTCGCCTTGGATCGTCTTGGCGAACGTGGTCAAGCGCTGGCGTGCCTCCGCTTTGAGCGTGACGATGACGGGCGACTGCCGCAGTTGATCACGGGTTGCCGTCTCCGCTTCCTTGCGCAGGGCATCGATGCTCGGCTTGACGGCTGCCCGCACGGATGCATAATCGCGTTTCAGTCGTGCCGTGGATGGCGCAAGCTGGCGATCTACGCGCTTGTTGAAGCGGTCGTTGCCCTTGTTGATGAGCGCGGTAATGCGATCAGTTGCCGTCGGCATTGATTGCCCCCTGCAAATTTACTGGCATGGGTTGCGCGTTACCATTTGAACCGAACGGTTGAGATGATTGGTTGCCCATGAATAGCCCTTGCTGCCCCATCTGCTGCGCTTGGTTGTCTACGGTGTCCCCTTCCGCCGCGATGCGCTCCTGTTCCTTCGTGTAATCGAGGTTGAGCTTCTCGCTGGCGGTTTGCTTGGATAGCACGCCCAGATCGGTTTGCATCTGTGCAATCTGCGTTTCTTCCAAGTCGCTGACCGGTAGCGCATCAGGCCATTCAATATCCAGCTTCACATCGGCACGCTTACCAGCCACCGCCAGCAGCACGCGGGTGATCAGGATCAGGGCACGCTCATAGTTGCGATGCAGTTGCGTGTTCTGCGCGTTCATGGACATGAAGGCCACGCGCAAGCCGAAATTGGTGATTCCCTTGAACGCTTCCAGCCCGCCGCCCATGCGAACAACGTGCATCTCATCGGCATGTGCCGCGCGCAGCGTTTCGTAGAAGTTCATCGAGGACGTGAGATCGGACTGCATCTCCAGATTGAACACATCGGCCTCTTTGGGCACGGTGAAAAAGCTGTCAATACTGGTCGTCTCAACATCCTTCGCGGCGACTCCTTTGCCGATGGTGCGCGGGGAAGCGTGGTAGCGCAGAATCTGCTTAATATCGCTGGCGACCTTGTTCACGTTGTCATTGAGCTTGCTGGCACTGAGTTGCGATTTGCCGTAGTAGCGGCGCGGATCACGCAGGTGCTGCCATGCCACAATCGGCGGATAGGCATATGACCACGGTTCGGCGCTGAGTTGCTTCCACGCGTTCGCCTCGTAAACCCACGTGTACACGCCCCACAGATTGCCGCCCGTGAACTCTTTTTCGTTCACGAAGTCGATGCGATATTTGCGATCCGTTGTGTAGCAAATCTCGTGCCATAGCACCGTGCGCAGATCGTCATTACGCCAGTAGGTGATGCACGTTGACGGATTCAGCGCCAGCACGGAGGGGTATTCCTCGCCATCCTTGGGCGGCAGGATGCGTGCATAGATGTGACCCGTCAGGCAGCCGTACAGGAGAAAATCTTGCAGCAGTCCAGCATCGCCGTTTTCTTCCCATGCGTGCTCGATCCACTCTTCCAACGGCGTCTCGACCACCGCATCGGCCTGATCTGGTGGCGTGGTTGGTGTTGCGATCACCTCATCCGTCTGGAAGTCGGGCATGTCCGGCGCAGCGAACGCGATAATGCGATCAATCGCCTCGCCGTCAAGGTTCACGATGACGTTGGGATCAACCGCCCCTTCGCGCTGCTTGAGGAATTTCTTGTGTTTGCCATCGTACTGATCGCACGCGAGGCGGTAAATCTCCGCACGGTGACGGCGCTCATCCTCCGATGCATCTTGCAGGGCTTTGTAGGCTTTGCCGCCCGCTTCCAATTGCGTCCAGTACAGTGTCGCCGCTGGCATCAGTTACCCTCCGGGAAGAACGGATTATCTTTATTCATTTCCGCCTTCTGATAGTTGTCTAAATGCATGGCGAGATAGCGCATTGGATCCATGCCGTGATCGAACATCTTGACGGGTTCTTCTTTGAGCGGTTTCCCGTCCTGCCCCTTGGGATAGACGTACAACGCAAATTCTTGCGCAGTGCAGTAAGGTTGATGTGCATCTGCCAATGCTGGATCGGCGTCTACCAATGCATCGCGCATGATGAACAAACGCGGCTTACCATCCCCCGCAACCCGCAGACGAACTTGCACCTTCTCTATGCCGACCTTCACTTCTTTTTGAGCGGCAATGGGGCGAATGCCGTGTTTTTCGAGGGTGGCGCGATCTTCCGCATCATGATCGGTGATCGTGGCCTCAATGCTTTCGTTCGCTTCCGCCAACCGCTTCCGCACATCGACAAGCTGTTCTTGGGGTGTTGCGTCAGTGATAGCCTGCCATTCTTCGGCGGTTTTGCCTGCTTCGTACCGCAGGATTTCACTAGCTAAGTCTTCGACCAACTTGCGCGTGCGGTAGATTTCCCGATACAGATACATGCGTCCATCGGGATCGACTGCCCACCATCCGCACACAAACGGATTGGTGTACCCGAAGTCGATAGAGCGAAAACGCCGCCATTCTTTGGGCGGATCGAAGTGGATAATCAGGTGAACGGCTGGATCGTAATCTTCGTAGACCTGCCCTTCGGCTGCTACCCATTGCCCTAATTTTCCGCGCTTGTAGCGAACGCCAGTGAGCTTGTCTAGCACTGCCAATGCCACTTTTCCGCGCGGCGTGATCATGCCCGTCTTCTGATCGAATAGAGTGGGGTTATCTTCGTGACGGCTGTAGAAGACGCGCAAACCCTCGCGGTGCAATATCCAATGCGTCGGCACATCAGGATTGCAGTCACCAAACACCTGCGAATAGGGTGCGTTTCCGGCGCGTCCACTAGCACGGCCTGTTAGTTTTTCCCACTCGTCCAAGGTTCCTTCTTCGGCTTGAACGTAATAAATAAAATCAAATTCAGCCGAGAGAAACTTGTCAGGGTTATCCATGCCGCCTAACAGCAACTGCGCGCCATTGGGGTAGTCGTACCATTCGGGCTTCGACCCACCAAAAACCTTTACAGGACACTTTTTGTGTCCGGGAGGGTAAGGCAGCACCTTCTTTTCGTAGCTGACGATTGCCGAAGTGACCAAACTTGCGTAGGTTTTGCGCAGGATCAGACCGCGTGAATTCTTGTACTTAGCCAGCAGTAGATGCAGCTTGTTAAGTGCGGTGATCGTCTTCCCTGTTTCGTAGGGGCCGGACAACATCGCCTCGCCCTTGTAATAAAAGAAATCGCGATTATTGCCGTAGCAAGCAAACCCTACTGGCGAATCAGCGGGCACCTGCGCGATCACGATGGGACGGGCGAGAGCGCTCATAGTTCGCTCACATCCATCTTAACAACGGCGATGGGAATCTTTTCGCCGTCGGAAGTGACATCAACACGATCACCCCAATTCTCACGATCACGACGCTTAAGATATGATTCCGCGGCGCGCCAATCTGGGGCCAGTGTTTTAGTCAAAACGGTGGACGTTTTGCGCACATAGTCGTAAGGTTCTCCCTTTTTATTGCGCCGTGTTTCAGTGAAGGTTTCTACGGTTTCCTCAGTTACGACTTGCGGGACTAACCAACTGCGCCATGCGTTGACCGCTAGCTCTCGAGCAGCAGCCCGTGCGTGCGATACTGTGTCAGAAAACTCAGGTTTGGACTTGATCCATTCGTAAAATGTCTCAGTCGAAACGCCCACCAATGCACAAGCATCAGTGTCTGTATTGCCCTTACGAAGCAATTCCAGAAGCTGATCGACCAATGCAGGGGTGTACTTCGACTTACGCGCCATACCTACCGATTGACCCCTTTCGGCATGAGCAGCCCGACGATGTGCCCCCACTGATCGGCGCTGATCGCGAATATCTGCCACGCTCGATGCACGTAATACGTGCCACCATTCGGAGACGAGTAGACGACCATCGCATTCTGATCACTGAGGATCACCAGCCGCTGCACACTACCCAACTTGACAGGAAAGGTGATCGGACAGGCCGTGATGCTCCGTAGATACGCTTCCGCATAGGTCGGCACGGCTTTGTATCCGTCGCCCTGATTGATGCTGAATTGCAGCGTGCCCACGAACACGGGCACGGCGCACGCTTGCGCAGACGCACCAGCGACGACGCCGGGGAGGAGTGCAGCGCGCGCTGGCATCGTCCACGCAAGGGAGAGAAGGAAGCACATAATGAACAAAACACGTAAAACGTGGCGTTTATGCATGGGGGGTATCCTTATTGTCTGATGGTACTGATTCAGGCAGGGACGGTAGTTTATCCGTCTGCTTTTTCTTCTCCGTGGCGAGCTGCGCCTTGAGATCGTCGCGTTCGCGTTCGGCTTGTTCAGCCCGTTTTATCGCCGCATCGCGTTCGATCTCCAATTCGCTGATGCGCTTGACTAACTGATCGCGTTCTTCGGTCATCTCCTTCACTGCCTTTTCAAGCGCTTCCACGCGCTCACGTAGATCACCAATCTCTGCTACTTGTGCATTCAACGCTGCAATTTCCTTCAGCCGTGCGTCTAATTCGCCCTTGGTGGCTGCTAATGTCTCGCCTTGGTCGGAGAGCAGTCGTTGGTACTCTTGGCGGGATTTTTCCTGTGCTTCTTTAAGGTCAAGGATCGTTTTTTCGAGTGCTTTGATATAAGTTTTTTCTTGCACCCGCTCCTGATTGATGGCGGCGATCTTGCTTTCGAGATCGTCTACCGTGTCCTTAAAGTGATTCACATCGAGGCGCAGCCCTGCGTTCTCATCACGGATCACCGCGTTGTTCGCCACGATCTGGGTGAGTTGCTTGGCTTGATTGGATGCTAATTCTTTTAGCGATCGCACATCGTCGCGGAGATCGCCGTTCTGCTGTTCCAGCGTCTTCGTAAGTTGCTGGCTGAGTTCCTTGATGAGGCTGAGTGTTTCATCGGCTTTTTGGGTCACGACGGCATTGGTATCGATGGCGGTTGCTTTGGCTTGTACGGCGTGTGCTTTCACTGCGCCGATCTCCGCACTTGATTTGCGCGAAGTGACCACGCCGATGATGATCCCGGCGATGCTCGTGCCAATGGTGGCGATGATGGCAAGCGTAAACGTCTCTGGCGACATACCCACGATCTTGTGATGGCGGGCGTCTCCGCGAATAGATAAGAATCTCACCTAGCTACTATGGCACTAGCGAAAAGAGACGCCCTTGATCTCGCATCTTAGGCGTCTCTTGTGAAAATGTGAACTTTTCAAGTGAACGGACTGGTCAAATGAACAGTTTTCACATGACCAGTAGCGGGGAAACTGACTATAGTTCGTCGGGGGGGATGTACGAAGCACCAACTACTTTCAAGCGACCATCGACGCGCACAATGCGGCGCTCATCTTCCAGCTTGAGGATGCAGCCAACGACGCGGTTCTGCGATACGCCGATCGCGCTGGCTATCTGGCGCGTGGACGGGGCATTGTGATTCTGCTGTGCATATTCCGTGACGTAGCGCACAATCTTATCACGGGTCGTCTCACGGCGTAGCATCGTTGCTCATCTCCCATCCATAGCCATCAATGTCGATCTCGCGAACCTTCATGCGCGGGAACAGCCACATGAAGAATCTGAGCAACCATTTGCGTCTGCCGTCAATGTAGATTTTCACT